GCATGGGCATCTACAACATCAACACGGCGCTGAAGAAAGAGAACATGAAGGGCATCGGCCCGCTCGGCGAGGTGCGATTCGTGCCGGCGAACATGATGACACTCGAAAACGCCGTCAAACCGCCGGAAGCGAATCCGCAACCGGGCGAAGGCGGTGAAGAGGGCGACGAAACCGAAGGCCAGGACGAGCCGCCGGAACCGAAAGGGCCGGGCGATGACCAGATGGGCAAGCTGACGCGGATCATCGAAGCGAACCAGAGGCGGCTAGCGACGAAGCTCCGCAACCACGCGACGCGGTTAGCGTCCGATTCGGCAGCGTTTTGCTCGTGGTTCGACGACGATTCAGAGTGGTGGGCCAAGTATCAAGAGCAACTTGCGGAAGGAATTGGGGACGCAGCGCAAGCCGAGGACGCTATTCTCAAGCGACGCATCGACCTGGGGCGAATCATCATCAATACCACGGCCGACGCGCTCCCCGCAGCGGTCGCATCTTACTTTGGAGACGAGAGCAATGGCACATTACCTCAGAACTAGCTACGCGGGCCGCCCGGCGATGGTTGACCGTGAACACAACGTCATTCGCGGCTATGTTGTCGCGCAGGAAGGACCGTTCAAGGACTTGCGTGGCGAGTTCAACCGCGAAGGCCTCGAAACAATCGTCAACGCGATGAAAGTGAACCGCGAAGGGACGAAAAGCCGGTTCACGCACCCTGGATTGAGCAACGACGGCTTGGGCAAGTTCCTCGGACGTGCAAAAGACCCGAGAATCGACCAAGTGACGGTCAATCGGGACGGAAAATCGGTCACTTTGGCGGCAGTTCGGGCTGATTTACACCTTGCCGAGAGTGCTTTTCGGACCCCAAACGGCGACCTGGGCAGCTACGTTTTGGACCTTGCCGAAGAGGATTCGGACGCCTTTTCGTCGTCGGTGGTCATCGAACCGAAGCAAATCAAGCGAGTCGGGGCCGATGGGCGGGCGTTGACGGGCGAAGATGGGCAACCGTTGCCGCCGTTGTGGATGGCCGAACGCATTCACGCTTCCGACATCGTGGACACGGGCGACGCCGTGGACGGATTCTTGAGCACGCACCCGCTGAGCATCGACGGATTGCCTGACGAGGACGTTCGGCGTGGCTGGGCGTTCCTCGATCAGTTGATGGCGGGCAAGACGCGGGACGAGGCGGCGGCGTTCTTCATGGAGCAATGCACGAAATACCTGGGCTATCGTTACGGCACCGAGCAGCGGCGATTAAGCCCCGGTGTCATCCGGGCGAAGATTCGCCTACGGGATGCAGGTGCAGCAAAAAAGTAGTTGACAACGGTTTGTGATTCTGTAGGATGAAAGCAGATTGAGGAAAAGACCGTGTTGAATCTGGCCGCGCCGTTGCAACGCCACTCGACACGATGAGCTAGCCTAACGAACGCCGTTGCGTGAGTTGGCTGCTAAGCAGTGATTCAAAAACACTGCTGGCGGTCGCCACACGCTACGGCGTTTTTTGTTTGCGGTCGCCAGCCAACCGAAGAGGCTGACCATGCCGCAAACTATCGACCTTTCCGAGAGCTTTACCAAAGACCTTGCCAATTGGGACGCGGCCAAAGCCAAGTCTGAATTGAGCGAACGTCACGGCAAGCTGCACATCCTGCTTGACGAAGCCGAAAAGGCCAAGCGGGAACTTTCCAACGAAGAAACCAACAAGGTTGAGCAACTCGACGCCGAGTGTGCCGCCATCAATGACGCCTTCGCGGCCGACTGGCAGCGTGAGCGTCTTTCTCCCGCCGAAGTCCGCGAGCGACTGGCCGAACAAGCCAAGAACCTCGCCCCGGGCCGCCGCTTGTCGTCCGGTTCTGGCCGCCCGGTCGAGAACGCCAACAAGCGACGCCGCGAGCCGCGACTGTCTTACGTTCGCAACCGCGAGGGCCGCTTGGAAGTTCACGTTCCCGAAGGCTACGGCCTGTCGGACGGCGGCTTCGACGACCTGGGCGAACAGCTTCTTGCCGTCCACGAGCGGGCACGGCCGAACTACCTGTCGATGCCGGGCGTCGATGACTTGCTCGGCAAGTTGCAACAGCTTGCCCCGGCGGGCAGCCATACGAATACCGACAGCGAAGGCGGTCACTTAGTCCAGAAGGACTTTTCGGCGACCATCTTCAAGCGGATGTACGAACTGGGCCAGGTGCTCAGCCGCGTCAACCGCGTCGGCGTGTCTGGCAACGGACTCAAGATGCCGGTGGTTGCCGAATCGAGCCGGGCCACGGGCAGCCGCTACGGTGGCGTCCAAGTGTACCGCGTGGGCGAAGGCAACAGCGGCACTTACACGCGGCCCAAGCTGGCGATGATCGAACTGACCCTCAAGAAATTGATGGGCCTGTACGTCGCCACGGATGAACTGTTGTCGGATGCGTCCGCGATGGCGCAGCTTGCTCAACAGGCCATCTCGGAAGAGTTCGTGTTCAAGATCGAGAACGAAATCTTCCGAGGCACGGGTGCGGGCGAAATGCTCGGCATCCTCAATAGCCCGTGCTTGGTCACTGTCGGCGAAGGTGCTGCCTCGACTGACGAAATCATCGCCGAGAACGTCAAGGCGATGTGGGCGCGGCTGTGGGCACGCTCGCGGCAGAACGCGGTGTGGTTCATCAATCAGGACTGCTTGCCGAGCTTGATGAGCATGAATCAAGCAGTCGGCACGGCCGGCGGCGAGTTGGTCTATCTGCCTCCGGGTGGATTGTCGGCCGCTCCTTACGGCACGTTGTTCGGTCGTCCTGTCATCGAAGTCGAGTACGCGGCGACGGTCGGCGACGTGGCCGATATCTGCCTCTTCGACATGAGCCAATACCTGATGATCGAAAAGGGCGGGATGACGAGCGATTCGTCCATCCACGTCTACTTCGATTCGGCTCAAACGGCGTTCCGCTGGACGATCCGCAACGACGGACAGCCGTTGTGGCATTCGGCTTTGACCCCGTTCCAAGGCAGCAACACTGTTTCGCCGTTCGTCGTGGCAGCAACCCGCACCTAACGCGGCTGGGCTTTGAAATCAACTTTTACCCTTCGAGGGAAATATGGGACGTTCGCTACTTGAAGATTTGGGCATCGCAACGGGCGTTATTACCGTTGATGCCGACACTGCTGCGGTCACGGGCGACTATGTGAGCATGAAGGGCTACAACCGGCTCTTGATTCTCATTCAGGTTGCCGCATGGCCCGCCGATACGGCTGCCGTAACGGTCGAGCAATCGACCGTCGTGGCCGGTTCGGACTCCAAGGAACTGGCCTTCACCAAGTCGTACAGCAAGACGGGCTTGGTCGATGCGTTGTGGACGGCTGCCACGGTCACGTCGAACACGTTCAACATCGCCAGCAACGTCGACAACGAGCTGTACGCCATCGAAATCCTCGCGTCCGACTTGGACGTGGCCAACGGATTCGATTGCGTGACGATCAAGGTGGCGGACCCCGGCACTGCATCCAGCATGTTCGGCGTCACCTACATCCTGAGCGAACCGCGCTATTCCGGCGCTGGTGCGTTCCTGACTGACCCGATCGTGAACTAATGCGGTACTCGCTTGCCACGGTCACGGAACCGACTGCGGCCGTGGTAAGCCCGGCCGACATTGAACGCTATGCGCGTTTGGTGGACGTGTCGGCAGAGATTGACCACATCACGGACTTGATTGCCGCCGCGACCAAGCAATGCGAACGGTGGAGCGAGCGGCAATTCGTCCACGCCACGTATCGAATGCAGTTGCCGGAGTTTCCAGCCTGCGAAGAAGTCTACCTGCCCAAGCCTCCGCTAAGCAGCGTAACGCACGTCAAGTATTACGACACGGCCAACACGCTCCAGACGTTCACGAGCAGCTATTACCACGTCGATACGGACTCGCAACCGGGGCGGATTGTGCTGGCTCTTGGGCAAGCATGGCCCGCGACTTACGAGCGGCCCGACGCGGTGCAGTTGACGTTCGTGGCGGGCTACGGAGCAGCGGGCACCTCGACGCCGGCCAATGTTCGATTGGCGGTCAAGATGCTCGTGAAAACGTGGTACGACAACCCGGATATGTACGTCGTCGGCGCGGGCGTCAATGAACTGCCGGCGAATGTAATGGCAATTCTCGGCGGCGAGACAATCCCCGTGGTGTTGTGATGGCAGAAGGAGCAGCAAGAAACCGCCGCTACAACCGCCCGATTGAGATTCAAGAGAACCAAGCCACGCAAACCGGACTTCGGCCGACAGCCGATTGGCAAACGGTCCTCAATGCGTGGGCCAGCATCGAGCCGATTACCGCGAACGAGCAATTCAGACACGGCCAGAACGTCGGAGAAGCGACGCACGTTGTCCGCATGAGGTATTGGGACGAACTGACCGCGAAACATCGCATCAAGTACACGGACAGAAACGGCACCGCCAGATACCTCGGCATAGTTGGCCCGCCACGCAACGAGGACGAAGGCGGCCGGTATCTCGAAATGATTTGCAAGGAGGGCTAAGTGGGCTACGGCGTAGCGATGGACGGAGCAGACGCGGTTGCCTCGGCACTCGATTACCTCGGGCGTGTGCGGACGCGGAAGGTGCTGCGGACATCGTTGCGGCGGGAAGCCAAGAACGCCGCGCAGAAAGCGGAAAGCAAGATCAACCACAAGACCGGCAAGATGGCGAAGCGGTTGAAGGTGCGGGCCGGAAAGAGAGACGACAACGCGGTGAGCATGGTCGTGTTGGGCGAAGGGCCGGAAGTCGCGCACTTGGAGTTGGGGCACAAGCTGGGACCGAAAGACCGCGGCAACAACCGCGCACAAGTCGAACCGTTCCCGTTCATGCGGCCAGGGTTCGATGAAACCGTACACGACGCCGAGCGGCGAATCATCGAGGACTTAGACCAAGCGATTGCGGACACGTTAGCGAAGGGCAACCAGTGAACGACGTAACCACTATGGACGATGAGAGCCGCGTGATGATTTGTGACAACGTGCCGAGAGACGCAACCGAGACGCTACCACTGGCCGGCGACGCCAAGGCCGGGCCGCGTGTCGTTGGGCAAGCGCTGCTAAAGGCGCTGGGCATGGAGCAGCAGCACGTTTTGAGCATCGACATTCACTGTGCCGTCAACGACGTGCCAACCGTGACGATCAAGCGATTCATTAGCAAACAAGAAGCTGAGCGGCTTGAGCAACTGGAATTGAAACCGCAATGAGCCTCGAAAGCGACCTGCAAACGTACATGCTCGCCGAAACCGACATCACGAATCTTGTCGGGTTGACGGGCGTGTATTGGGGCAGGGCACCGCAGGACCGCGAGTTTCCCTACATCACGTTCAGCCTGATTAGTGAGGACCGCAACGACGGAGCCGACGTAGCAGACCAGTGCGGATACGTGGCAGCAATATACCAATTCGATTGCGTGCATCGCGGCGATGACGACGTGCTGGCCGTTGGCGAAGCGGTGCGAACGACGTTAGCCGAGCTAGCGAAAGTCACGATGGGTTCAACGTACATCCAAGCCATTGACGTGGTGAACCGAATCCAGCGTTTCGACGTGCCGGAGTTCGGGCAAGAGGAGACGGTCGACATCGTGAGCATCGACCTGCGAATCACTTTCAACGAATCCGTGCCAGCATAAGGAATCGAGAGCATGGCGAAATACAACTCTAAGGGCAACATCAGCTTTCAATGGACCGTGAGCGCATCGCTTACGACCATCGGGCAATGCCGCAGCGTGGATCACGACGCGAGCGCACCGGCGATTGACGTAACCGACCTGGACGACGCGGCCCGCGAGTTCGTAGCAGGCATCGTGGACGGCGGTGAAGTCACGATCGAATTGCTGCTAGACCCGGCGGACGCATCTCTGGCCGCGCTTCGCACCGACTGGAAAGCACAAACGGCCCGTGCGGCAAAGATCATTATCGTGTCGGCCGCTCGCACGTTCTCGGGCTTCATCATGAACATCCGCGAGTCGGGTGGCGAAGGTCAGCCGCTCGTCGCCACGATCACGATCAAAGTCACCGGCGCTATCACCGACGCATAAGAAAGTTTATGAGCGAATCAAAAGCAGTTACCCGCGACGCCATCTTCAGCAAGCCTCCCGAGTTCAAGCGGGAGCGTGTCGAAGTGCCGCAATGGGGCGGATACGTCTACATCAAGCAAGTCTCGGCGAAGGATTTCGAGTGCTGGCAAGAGTGGGCGATGAAGCAGGAGAACGCCAAGAACCCGCTGTCCGCACGAGTGAAGTTCATCACCGATTGCGTGTGCGACGAGAACGGCAAGGACTTATTCACCGAACCAGTTGACGTGAATGTTCTCACCGAGCATCCCAACGACGTGATTGACTTGCTGTGGAACGAATGCCGGCGGGTAAACGGCTTGGATGCGAAGTCGCGTGAGGACGCCGAAAAAAACTAGCCGACGACCCGCTGGAAATGTTTTGGTTTCGCGTAGCGGGTCACTTGGGGTCAACGGTCAGTGAGTTAAAAGGCCGCATGTCACAAGCGGAGTTGATGCACTGGATGGCGTTCGATTCGATACACGGCCTCGATGACATTCGATTGGAGTTCCAACTAGGACGCATCGCCGCGATGTTCTCGCCGGGCAAGGCCAGACCGATTGACTTCATGCCGTTCCGTAAGAAGCGTCCGCAGTCCGTTGACGAGGCGATGGCCACCCTAGATTCGATTGGCGGCAAGTAATGGGTAGCACACTCCGCAGCCTCGTCCTCCGCTACAAGGCGGATTTGAAGGACTTCCAAAAGGGCAACCGCCGCGTCATCGACGACATCAAGTCATCGAAGCGGGAGATTGTCTCGCTTGATAAGGAGATGAAGAAAGCCTTCACTCCCAAGGTCGACGCGGCTCGTGCGCAAATCAAGCGGCTCAACGAGCAATTCCGCGCCGGCAAGCTGGACGTACAAAAGTACGGCACGGCGGTAGACACGCTCAAGCAGAAGATTTCGGCGATGAACCGCGTCAGTGCGATTACTGCGCACGAGGTCGGGGCGTTGCGTGGGCGGCGGGTTGCTGCGGCGAATGCCAATAAGGCTTTGGGCGGTGCGTTCGGTGGTACGCCTGGCGGGATGAGCATCGGCCAAATGCTGGCCAGTGCTCCCGAAATGTCGGCGGGCGGCAAGGGTGGCTCGACGTTCTTTGGTGCGCCGTCCAAGGACGTGAAGAAGCTGTTTAAGAAAATGATGCCGTTCACTGGGGCGATGGCGGCATACAAGGTCTATAGCGACGCCAAGACGGCCGTCACAGACATGGCCGGCAAGCCGATGGGTTCTTGGGACCGTGCCGCTGGCGAAGCCATGCAACCCGGCTTCGACATGCTCGGCGGCATTCACAAGATGCCGGGCAAGGTGTTGGCAACTGGCGTCGGTGCGATTGCGGACATGCTAAGCGGCGGGGCAGTCTCACGCACCGCGAGCATTCAAGGCGAGACGGGCCGAATCATGCGGGCGACGGATGAAGTCGCACAACGCAATAACATGCGTGATTCCGCGATGGCCCCGCAGAACGATTTCGATGACATGCTCTACCAGCAGCGGGAAATCGACAAGCTGGTTAAGAACCGCACCGTCAGCGAACTAAAGGCCGCGCAACAGGTGGCCCTGCAAAAGAAAGACTACAACGAAGTTCACCTGCTGTCGCTGGCCATCGTCGAAGCCCGCCAAAAGAACATTGACGCCATCAAAGAAGAACGGGCCGCCGAGGAAGCGAAGCGCGGTGCAATCAAAGGCGTGGTTGACGACTTACTCAAGCAGCGGCAGCTATTGGAGCTAACCGCAACCGGCATGAGCGATGCGGCGGCGTCCGTCAAAATTATGGGCGGCACTCAACGCGACGTGGACGATGCGGAGTTCGTCGCCAAGCAAGTCAAGAAGCTGCAAGACGAGGCGGCTTTGCGTGCCCGTCCAACGCAAGGCGGATGGATGGATCACATCGGCGACGCGGCAGCGAATGTTTACGACCGTGCCCGTCAGGACGCGGCGAAGGTCGATAGCTTCCGCAACCAGTTCGCCACACCCCAAGAACTGTTCGCCAAGAACCTCAAGGAAATCCAATCCATGCTGTCGCTGGGCCTCGACCCGGCAATTGCCCATCGGGCGATGATGGCGAATGCGCAAGGACTCGCTGGCAGCGAAGGCAAGCTAAGCCGGTTCGCGCCCGCTGCGGAAGTCGGCAGCCGTGAGGAAATGGCATTGCGCGACGGTGCGAAGGCGCAGAGCAAACAGGAGAAAGCCACCGAGCGGCTGGTCAAGATTCAAGAGGAAGCATTGAAGGTCGCCAAGGAAAAGGGCGGCGAGATTAAGGTGAATCTCACGGAGGTCAACATCTAATGGCCACCGCAAGCCAAGGCGTCCACGAGTTCGTTTACCGCATCGACAACGAAGGCAACGTGTCGGCGACGGAAGTCTACGTGATTTCCGGTGTAGCGGCTGGCACATCGGCCGCGACCATCCTAGCCACGTCGGGCATTCCTGACACGAACGACGCACTGGCCGGTTCGGGCGGTGCGATTGCCCGCGAGATTGAAATCCGCCGCGAAGGGCCGTCGAATCCAACGGCCCGCGTCACGGTCAGCTACTCGACGCGGCCCACATCGGGCGGCGCCGGCGACGACGACCGCGACCCGACGACCGACCCGCCGCAGCTTTCGATGCAACCGGCGTCGGCGAGTATGCAGGCGTCCTACGACTTCAGCATACCGAAGAAAGCCTACAAGAATTCCGCCGGGCAAATGCTGGACCCCGTGCCGGAAACGGATGACCCCCGCGTGGTGTTCATTTACGAAAAGAAAGTAAACGACATCACGGCGGCGGCGAATCAAAACCTTTCGCACGAGGGCGCGACGAACCAAAGCGCATTCACGCTATCGTCGGATTTGTTCTCCGTGACAATCGGGGCGAAGAAAGCGTTGTTTCTCGGTCATGCGTGTTCGCCGGGCGGTTACTACACCGACTCGACGGGGGCGCAACACGCTTACTGGCACCAGCGTAGCGAGTTTCTGGTGCGGGCGAGAGATTGGAACCCGTGGGATGTTGCCGACTACGGGACGGCAACCCTGCAATACATCATCGACGGGCAGCATCCCAACGGGGCAATGGTCCCGACGCAAATCACCGGGGCGAACGGTTTGCCGGTATCTGACCCCGTGCCGCTCGATGGGGCTGGGAAGCAAGTCGATATGACAGACCCCAACGCCGGTCCCGCAACGCTTTCATTCAAACCGTACAAAGAACTTGATTTTGGAGGGCTGGTGTAATGGCAAGTCGACATGAAGGCGACCACGTTTACGAAGGCGAAGTCTCTGCTAACTCGCTCGTCTCGGGAACCGCGTCGCTAACCAACTCGATGTTTTCTGCGGCGGTCGGCAACCGGCTTGACCAAGACAAGGCAATCCATCAATTCCCAGTGGGTTGCAAGCAGGCCAACGGTGCGGCGGTTGCAACACGCACGGAGCACTTGCACACGGCTCGCGGCTCGGGCGAGTTCATCGAAGTCCACGTTGTCACGACGGGCGTTGCGCCGACGACAACGGATACCGTGACGGTGGACATCCAGAAGAGCACGAGCGGCGGAGCATTCGCCACGGTGTTGACGGCCCCGGTTGTCATCGACAACACGAACACCGTCCGCGTGACTGAGGATTATTCCAGTTTCTCGTCAACGACCTACGTTGCTGGCGACATCATCATCGCGGTCGTCACGGTCTCGGGTACGTCCGCGCAGGGCTTGGGCGTGACGCTCGTGCTCGCGGAGCAGCCGACGTAATGGCCGAACTAGACATCCGCCAATGGTCGATGGCTGCCGAACGACGCATTGCCAACGCGGTGCGTGAGATCGAAGCCTTGCGCCGTGAGATTCGCGGCAAGCGACGTGGCACTGGCGTAACGTATCCGAATCCCAACCGCGTCGCACATGTCTACGGCGGCGTTGCGGCGGGCACCGACGAAGCCCCGGCTGCTGGTGAACTGAAGTTCGCCCGCATCAACACGGACACGACGGATTACGAAGATGAGGACGACGAGCCGACCACGTTCTATAACATCGGCCCGGCGTTAGACGATGGCGAAGCGGTCATTGCGAACCTGGACATCTTCGGGAAGTATTCTGACGGCCAAAAGGCGATTTGGGTTGTCGGCGGGAGCGAGGGCGGGGCCGATGTGCCGTCCATCTTCGTCGGGATGAGCAGCACCGCGTCCGCCGAAAACGACTTCGGCACCACGTCGACGACGTACAACATTCTGTGGTCTATCGACGAGACGGTGAATTCGGACACTGCCGTATTCGGCCAGACAAACGACGGCTCGCCGGCTAACACGTATTACGATATTCAGTGCAAGGTCGCGGGCACGTATCGCGTTTGGTACAACTGCGCGTTCGACGTGACGACGACGCACACCGCGAGCGAGATTCAGCGGGCGCGTACCTACATCATCTCCAAGGTTGGCGGCGTGGGGGCACAGACGGAGTTGCCCGGAAGCTCTTGTACCTGCGACATGCTCAACATCGATTCCGATGATATGCCGGTAGGGCTTGGTTCGCCGAGGGCAAAGTCGCATGGAGAGACCCTCGTTACGTTAGCGGCGAACGATACGCTGCGAATGCAGTTTGAGTATCAGAGCGGCGATCGAGGCTATACGGGCGTGGGCGAGTCGTTCGGGGCGCAACTCGTCAAACGGTCCTGACGCAGAAGTCAATCAGAACCGGGCCATCCGCTCCGACGATGACATTGCGGGCCGTCACGTCGCCGAGCCATTTCGGGGCGAAGAGCTTGACGTATTCGACATCGGCATCATTCGTCGGGCGTGCGGCCGGAATGAAGCGACTCACGGCGATAAGTCGATCGGGAAACCATCGGCGGACAGGATTGATTAGCAGCGGCGGGACCAAAGCACGCGACAACTCCGCGCGTCGCGTTAGTTGCTCTCGCCAGAAGTGCTCGCCAGGCCAGCGGCCCGTCGGGTCTAGCGGCTTGTAGGTTTTCCAAATCCACTTGCCACGGCGGACGATGCTGAGGGATTCTTCGCCGCGGAGGATTGCAGTTTGACCGTCCACGTTTGATAGCACCCGTTGATAACGAAGATCACCATGAAGATGATGGCGAGCAGCCGCAGATCACGCAACGGGCTGCGAAGTTCGCGGAGCACCTTGCGGTTCTTCTCGGCGTCCTCTTGGGCGGAACCGGCTGCCTGGCGGACTGCCGCCGTCTGCTTTTCGACGGCTTCGAGGAGTTCGTCCAGGCGGT